ACAGCGGCCGCAACAGCTACAACAGGGACAATGACAGCTGCACAGACTGCATTAAACGTAGCAATGAAGCTGTGCCCGATCCTAATGATTGTTGGATTGATTACAGGTCTGATAGCGGCAGGGGTTGCGCTGTACAAAAACTGGGACAAGATAAGCGCGTTTGGATCAAAGTTATGGGGAAATATTAAAAAGGATTTTAATAATATAAAAAAGGGCGTTACCGATTCCTTTAAAAAGTCAGGTGAGGCGGTAGAAAATAACGTCAAAAAAATGACAAATTCGGTGAAAAACAGCGCGATAGGAAAAGCTACGTCTACGGTATTTAAAGCCATACATAAGACGGTAGAGGACAATATGAAAGCCTCTACTGCATCAGCAAAGAAAAACCTTGATGAAATGAAATCCGCGTACCAGAAGAATGGTGGTGGGATAAAGGGAATCGTTGCTGCCACAATGACAGGTATACGAAATAATTATCAGAGAAAATATGATGAAATAAACAAGTTGACGGGTGGAAAACTTGACATCATGGTGCAAAAGACGCGGGAAGGATTTAAAAAGGCTGCTAACTCTATTGCAGAGAAGGTATCACAGGCGAAAAAAAATGCATCCAGTTTTGCATCAGGTGTCGTCACAGAAGTGGGAAAAATTCCGAGGAAAACCGTATCAATTGGAATCAACCTGGTAAAAGGTCTCTGGAACGGAATAAGCAATATGCAGTCTTGGGTAATTTCAAAGGTCCGGGGGTTTGGAAATTCAGTGCTTACCGGGTTAAAGAATTTCTTTGGAATTCATTCCCCGTCCAAGGTGATGGAGGAGCAGATCGGAAAGAACCTTGCGCTTGGTGTGGCAAATGGTATCACAAAACATAAAAAGCATGCAAAAAAATCCGCGTCCGAAATGGGAAGCGAGATTGTAAAGGCAGCAAAGAAAAAGCTGGATACATATAAGACATATCACAAGATGTCCTTAAAACAGGAAACGGAATACTGGGATAATGTAAGAAAGCAGATAAAAAAAGGGACATCCGCACGGACAGAAGCTGATAAAAAATACCTTGCAGACAAAAAATCCTTAAACAGCCAGCTTACAAAGGCACAGAAGGAATATGCCAAGAGCGAAAAACAGATAAATGCTGATCTGAAAAAAGAGATTAAAAGCCTAAATGATGAATACAAAAATGCAGTAAAGGAAAGAAAAGATTCTCTGCTTTCCTCTTTTTCGCTGTTTGAGTCTTACGATGCAGGAGATACAGTCTCGAAGAGTGATCTGCTGGTAGGTATGCAGACACAGGTAGAAGCTCTAAACGAGTGGGAACGTCAGATTGCTACATTAAAATCTAGGCTTGGAAATACAGAACTGTTTAAAACAATACAGGAAATGGGTGTGAGCGGATTGCAGCAGGTAAAAGCAATCAACTCCATGACAGAGGAAGAGTTGAAAAGATACACAGCGCTGTATAAGGAAAGACAGACATCTGCAAAAGACGAGGCCACCACAGAGCTGAAAGGTACCAAGAAGAGCACAGATGATAAGATTGCGAAAGCAAACAAGCAGGCGCAGGAAAAACTTACAAAAGCACAGAAAACCTACACGGATGCATGTAAAAAGCTGGGGGTTACTGGTGCGGCAGCAGTAAAGAAAACTGTGGATGGAGCAGAAAAGCCATTGACTAAATCATTGGCTAAGATACAGAAGAATACCAAAAAGACAATAAGCACTGCTGTGTCAACTACGAAAAAGGGAGCTACCCAGTTAAAAAGGGCAATGGACTTTAAATGGTCACTGCCAAAGCTAAAGATACCGCACATTTCCGTTAGCAGTGGAAAAACACCGTATGGAATTGGTGGGAAAGGATCAGTTCCAAAATTCAAGGTCGATTATTACAAAACTGGTGGAATTATGACAAACCCGACAGTATTCGGATTGAATGGAAACAGCTGGATGGTTGGTGGAGAGGCCGGAGCAGAGGCAATTCTTCCGCTGCAGGAATTTTACCAGAAATTTAGCAGCATACTTGACAGAAAATTTGAAGCAGTACAGAAAGCACAGGCGGTCGGAGTAACATGTTACACATACATTGATGGTGATGAGATCGCAAGCAGGACCGTTACCAAGGTAGACAGCAAGATGGTAACGGATAAACGAAAACGGAGGTAAACATGAAGGTAAATGGTATTGATATCCGGAAATATGATGCAAAACAATTAACCGTAGATGTACAGCCTCCTGGTATTAACGTAAATTACGAATGGATAACGCGGGCATTGTTACCGGCAGAATTCGATACGGATGTAACAATGGGGCATTTAAAACTGTCGGTATATTTTAGAGGACAGAACAGAAATAAGATTATACGGACAGCATCCGAGTTTATGCAGAATTTTACAAAATCGTGTGATCTTAACCTGGATGGATACAAAGGTACTTACAAGGGTTACATGACATCCAGCGACTACGAAAAGAAAAATGTAAAAAATCGGTATGTATTAAATCTGGAATTTGACGGATTTTTCTATGATGACCAGCTTGATCTTGTCTTTGATGGGGAAAAAACTGCAACGGTGTACAATGCCGGGACAAGATCGGCACCGTGCATTATAGCAATATATGCAAAGAGTGTATTAACAAATTACGAGATAACCGGATTGAGCAGTGAGAGCATAGTCGTAGAAGCTCTGGAAGCGGGAAAAACGATGATTATTGATGGTATCCGTGGAATTGTTACAGTAGATGGCAAAAATGCTTTTAATCGGGTTAATATGTGGGAATTTCCACGTATGAGAGCCGGAGAAATAACCGTAGGATTTTCTTCGGATGCGGCAAAGGTAAATGTAAAATATAGTCCAATGTGGATATAGGAGGCGGTTAGGTTGCAAATTTTTGATGTAAATAAAAACCGAATTGGAATACTGACTGGATTTAAGGATAGATCAATTACGACAACCCTTGATTCCGGAGATAAAGAGATGTCTTTCCAGTATCCGGCAACTGCCGCCCTGGTAAACGATTTAAAAGAAGAGTGCTATATTAGGACGAAAACGGATGAGTATGTATTAAAGGAAATAAATGAAGCTGATGATTTTAATACATATACAGCCACCTTAAACGTGGAAGAATTGGAATCCAAGGTATTTAAGACCGGATTTGAGACGGTTGAAAAGACAATCATGGAATGTTTGCAAATTGCTTTTGATGGTACCGGTTGGAGCATCCGCAATTGTGAGGTTACAAAAAGACGAACAATCCGTGAATCTGATCAGCAGACAGCGTGGAGTGTTCTGCAGAAAGCATTAAGCACTTACAGATGCGAATGTGTAATAGATACGCTGCAAAAGAAAATTGATATCTATGATCGAATTGGAGAGGATAAGGGAGCCTATTTTATTGAGGGATTAAACCTTAAAAAAATGACACGAAAATCTGATACCTATGATTTTTATACAAGGATTTATCCAATCGGGAAAGATGGACTCACACCGGAAACAGTGCTGGGAAAAGATTATATTGATAACCACCAGTACAGCAGCAAAGTGAAAGCATGCGTATGGAAAGATGAAAGATATACCGTGGTGGATAGCCTTATAGAAGACGCGACCGCAAAACTTGCGGAAATATCGAAGCCATACAGACAGTATACTGCAGAAGTGCAGGATCTGGCAAAGCAGAGTGAAGTCTATAAGGATATCCTTGCATATGGAATTGGAGATACAGTTACCATTATATCAAAGTCAAAAGGCATTAAGGACAAGCAGAGAATTGTAAAAATTGTAGAATACCCAGAAACACCGGAAAAAAATACCGTTGAACTGTCAAATGTTAATAAAACATTTGCGGAGATCCAGCAGGAGGAAGTGGATGCCGAGACGGATCGCGCAACGACAGAGGAAGGAAACCTGTCGGACGATATCGCGGATGAAGCAGAAACCAGACAGGGTGAAGATTCAAAGATTACGGTAAGGGTAGAAAAGACAGAGAAAAGCATTGAAACGGAGGTGGCAGACAGATCACGGGAAAATCTTGAAATTGCAACAAAAATATCGCAGTTGCCGCATAAATTATCGCTACAGGCTACAGGTGGGGAGAAAACCGTAGGAATTACGATACAGCTGTATGATGAAAATGGCCAGCTGCTTGATACAACAAGTGGTACTGCCAATATAACAGTAACGGGATTCGTTAGATTTAACGATCTGGCAAATGCTGGATCGACCACAATTAACGGAGCAAATATTACTACCGGAGTTATTAAAAGTGATGACAGCGAATTCACGCGTGCAACATTCTATGATGGAATCAATTATGGTTATCCTTGGAATGGAAATAATTATAAGTATGAAATAATTAAAGTTACATCTTTAGGAATACTGCAATTCGGTGGTCGGGATATGCACACCAACTTTCCGGGAAGTGTTGCGGTAGATGGTGTTTTGTCAAATATGGGTTCTCGTGTAGTAACAACAGAAGAATTAAAATTTGATAATTTATCTTATACCGACACAGGACATGGGAATATAAAGGGACCAGACAGCAGCCATAACTTGGCCACGACAACATGGGTAAGCAATAATTTCCAAAAGAAGAGTGGATCTGATAGGAGATTAAAAAAAGATTTTGCAGATATGCCGGATATAACGTATTTGTATATGAAACTTAATCCGAGAAAATATAAGTTTAAGACTGGATTAAAAGGATATGATGAGCGTATCCATTACGGATTTATCGCACAGGATATCGAGGATATTGCAAAAAAATTAAATCTTGGAAATCTTAGCTTGGTTTACAAGGAAAAATGTGATGCAGATTTGTCAAACGAAATGGATATTATTGGAGATCAGTATGTTTATCGAGTTGACAAAGACGAACTGCACGCAATGCATGTGCAGATGATCCAAAGGCAGGAAAAAGAAATTGAACAATTACGAATGAGTAATTGTACTTTAAATGGAGAAATTGAAATATTAAAACAACGTATAGAAAGATTGGAGGAAAAATTATGTTAGAAGTAACAAAGACAGTAAATGTGAGTGGATATTCGAGGCTTGCAGAATCTGATGCACCGTATGTGTATTTTAGCGCATCCATATCGGCAGACGGAAAGAGAAGTGTAAATTATTCCGTACAGAATCAGGAAATTTTTGATGCAAATGAAAAAACGTTTGAAGCAGACCGGAAGGAATTTGAAGAGGCAGTTAAGAAGATGGCTTAACATGGTTAAGCAGGAAAAGAGGTGGGGAAAATGAGCCTGTCTAAGATGGTAACCAATATTACCATGGAAATGTCCGGGGATATAAAGAAATATATGGTGTCTGCGGTGCAAGGAGACCGTGCTACGCGGTGTGTATTGGTCAAATTGGTAAATAACGGAGAACCATATATGATTCCGGACGGTGCCCGTGCCATAGTGAATATAAAAAAGCCAGATGGAAAATTCGTATACAACAAATGTACATACAGTGGAAATGAAGTAACCATTGATCTTACAAGTCAGGCTTTAGCTGCATCTGGAACAGCATATTGTAATGTAGAGATCCGGACAGCGGATGATACACAGATAATTACAAGTGCCACCTTTGAAATCGAGATTGAAACGACTCAAAGAAGTGACAGTGCTATAGAATCGTCTAATGAATTTACGGCAATCGAAGTGAAAGTCAATGACCTGATTGAAAAAATATCGGATACGAACAGTGCAGCAGTTAAAGCAGAGCAGCAGAGAAACCAGAATGAAGAGAGCCGGGCAGCAGCAGAAAAAATACGACAGCAGAATGAAGAGAGCCGGGCAGCAACAGAAAAAGAGAGACAGCAAAACGAAGAGAACCGGGGACAAGCTGAATCAGATCGTGTAAAAAGTGAGCAGAAGCGATCACAGGGCGAGAAAAACAGACAGCAGAATGAAGAGAGCCGGGCAGCAACAGAAAAAATACGACAGCAGAATGAAGAGAGCCGGGCAGCAGCAGAAAAAATACGACAGCAGACTGCAAAGGATGCCACAGAAAAAGCAAATATGGCAGGGAGTGCGGCAGAAAAGATCGCAAAAGAAGTTGAACAGAAATTAAAAAATGGAGAATTGAAAGGCGAAAAGGGAGATAAGGGGGATACCGGAGAAAAGGGAGCTACAGGGGAAAGCGGTGTGGCCATGCCAGCCAATGGAATGATAGCACTGTCCGGAGATGAAAATGGAAATCTGTGGTGCTACTATTCAGATGCAGATAATCCACCACAATTTGAGACGGACGATACAGGAAACATTTATTACATTTTACCAGATTAGCAGAAAGGAGAAACGATATGCCAAAGATATGCATCGGAAATTTTAAAGGACCAAAAGGAGACAAGGGGGATACAGGAGAAGGAAAAAGAGGACCAGCAGGACCACAGGGCGAAAAAGGGGATGTTGGACCGGCAGGACCGAAAGGGGAAAAGGGCGATCCAGGATCGGCAGGGACTACAGATACAACATTTACGGAAGCCACAACACTGACAAAATTGGTATCGGGAGAATCATTTAAGGCAATGCTTGGCAAGATTGCAAAAGCGGTATCATCCGTTTTTGATAAGCTGGATAAAAGCAAGGTGGTAAACAACCAGACAACTACAGAGGCTGGGTATGCACTGGATGCACGGCAGGCACGCTGGCGAAACAGTTAAGTGATTTAAACGGCAGTCTAAATAGTAAGAAAGTACCGACAATCGGCATCGAAAACATATTTACTGGAAATCCGTTTGCTGTCATAGCCGATGGTGGTTTGGCAACTGTTGGCGGTACAAAATGGGAACAAGATAATGGCGGGTATCACGTTGAAGATATAAAATATCCTGCCGGCGGATCAGTATCTCTAACTGTTAGTATGACATTGCCGGCTAATAGCATTGTGTTAATCGATGTAAATACGTTAAATTATGAAAATATTAAACTACAGGGTACGTGTATAAAATACAATTTAACAAGCAGCCCGTCCAATACTAGTTTGTCGATATTTTTTAGCGGAAGAAATGCAAATGTAACAGTATCAACAATTAGATATATGCCGTTAGTTATTCATTTAGGTTAAAGAAAGGAAGGTAATAAAAATGGACAAAATTATCCTGAAAAACAAAACAGAGTTCGAGGTTGCTGAAGGAGCGAGTCTCGGCAATATTCAGATTCAGTCGAAAGACTTTGATGGAATTAAAGCAATCACGGATGCTTTTACTGCAGACAACCTTGCGGAAGTCGCATTTACACACAATGATGAGGTATCTGGAAAGTATACCGATCTGAAGTGTGATGGGTTTACATACGCACCGAATACGGACGAGGCCGGCAAGGAAGATGGAACTTACACGGTTACTATCAGGCTGCGGACAAAGACGGAAATGGAAAAGGCAATTGATGAGCTGAAAGCCGGGCATGAAGCAAACGCAGGAGCTATCGAGGATTTAGCCGGAATAATCGGAGGTGAAGAATAATGGCATGTGTAAACCTTATTAAATTCTATGTCCGCCGGATTACGGTTGATAAAAAAATGGCGATTGATGATGTACCGGAACGCTGGCGCGAACAGGTGCGGGTAGAAATCGAAAAAGCAGAAGGAGGAACAGAAAAATGAAACAGATGATATGTACAGTAGCCGGGTTATTTGGATCAACGGTTGCAGCAGTATTTGGAGGATGGGACACAGGGCTTGCAACGCTGCTGATATTTATGATTGCTGACTACATTACTGGCATGATCGTAGCCGGAGTATTCCATACAAGCACGAAAACGGATACAGGAACGCTGGAAAGCCGTGCAGGATGGAAAGGATTATGCAGAAAGTGCATGACGCTTTTGTATGTCCTTATTGCGTATCGGTTAGATCTCTTGATTGGAAAGCATTATATCAGGGATGCGGTAATTATTGCATTTACGATCAATGAGCTTATATCTTTAACGGAAAATGCCGGGTTGATGGGGGTTCCAATGCCACAGGTTATAAAAAATGCGATTGACATTTTACAAAAGAAAGGTGAAAAAAATGAGAGATAAAAAACTTCTGCACCCAGAGTTGCAAGCGAAAATTGCATTGCTGGAAAAAAAGCTGGGAAAGGAAAACATAAAGATCGGCTGGGCGGAAACATTAAGGACCAAGGCGGAGCAGGACAACCTGTATGCAAAAGGCAGAAGCAAGCCAGGACCAAAAGTGACAAATGCACCGGGAGATACATACAGATCAATGCACCAGTGGGGAATTGCAGCAGATTTTTATTTGATAATGGATATTGATGGAGATGGGAAGACCAAGGATGACGCATACAACAATGCGAAAAAGACATTTAATCGTGTCGGACAGGTTGCAAAAAAACTTGGATTAGAGTGGGGTGGAGACTGGAAATCAATTAGGGATCTGCCACACCTGCAGTTATCGCAGTGGGGCAGCACACCCAAAAAATTGATCGCAGTCTACGGAACACCGAAAAAATTTATGGAATCGGCATCCTGGGAAACATCTTCCGGAAAGAAAGCGGCTGGAAATGCATCTAAGGCGCAAAAAAATACGGACAAGGCGGCAACGCGGATCGAGTCTGCAAAGAGTTTTAACAAGGAATATGCTGGTACATATAAGGTAAAAGATAATTGCAACCTTATGGCAGGTGCAGGAACCGGAGTCGTAGCGGCTATTAAGAAAGATACTACCGTACAGAGCTATGGATATTACACTGCCAAGGGAGGAAAGATTTATCTGTTTGTGCAATGCGGAAAGAAAACCGGATTTTTAAGTAAAAATGATCTTAAATAGTAGGAGGAAGAGAAAATGCTGTATTACTTAGGAAAAGAAGGAAATGCATTTAAAAAAGAAGAATGCAAAGAATATAAGACAAAGGATGGGGCATTAAAAGCAATGGCTAAGGCAGAAGGAACTTGTGTATGGGATGCGGAAGGAAATCTGATTAACGGAAAATTAGAGGCAGAACCAGAACCGGAGGCAGGAACAGAGCCGGAGGCAGAACCAGAACCAGAGCAGCAGTCAGAGCAGGAGGCAGAACCAGAACCGGAGCAGCAGACAGAAACAGAACCGGAGCAGCAGTCAGAGCCGGAAGCAGAGGCAGAATCGGAGGCAGAACCGGAGGAAAGCACAGAGCCGAAAGTGATTATCCCGCAAGGGAAAATGAAAGTAACAGTAATATGTGACGGATCTTTAAATATCCACAGGACACCGGAATGGGGAGAGAGCAATATCTGCGGTCGGGCAACCAGAGGGCAGACGTATTATGTCAAAGAAATCCATATGATAGATGGAAGAAAAATGGTAAGAACCGTAGGAGATCTGTATTTATCTGGAGAAACAGAATTCGTGCAGTTCGAGCAGCTGTAATATCCAGAAAGAAAATTTAAACAAGTAGCAAATGGACCGGAGAAATGTCAAAAATGATATTTCTCCGGCTTTTTTATTTTGGTAAAATGCAAAGAAAATTAAAAATTGCTTGACATATGGTACACCATATAATATAATGTATTTGTAAGGAGGTGAAAGATAGATGAGCAAAAAGAACAAAAGAAAAAAGAGAATGATGAAAAATGCAATTGCCATTCTGATTGCGCTGGGAACGTTTTTCAAAGGCTTAGCGGATTTCATCAATTCTCTTAAGTAGAGGCAAGGGGCTAAAGCCCCGAACCTTTAAATATTATAGCTCATCTGTAAGAAAATGAAAAGATATAGTGCAATAATTCTGGTAGGAGCTTTGGTCTTGCATATGGCATCAAGGAGCATGTGGTCCAGCATTATATTGATGGTTGCATCACTAGGGGTAATAGTGGAAGGTGTGGCAGAGATTAGAAAGGAAAGGAGAAAAAGAAAGAATGCCAAGAGGTAATCCAAGCGCACAGACGATCGCATCAGAGAAGTATCAGAAAAAAGTAGGATATGTGTCGAAATCGTATAAACTTAGAAAAGAAGTTGTTGAAAAATTTGATCATGCATGTGAATGCGCGGGGGTAAGTAAGTCCGCGCAACTATCAAAAATGATGTTGGAATTTGCAAAAAAAATTGAAAATGATGATAAGTATTTAAAGAAAGGAAATTAGCTATGAAAAAATATATTGTAAAAGATCGAGGTATTGAATGGAGTTACGAAAACAGAGAAAAGGCTGACAAGAAAGCAGCTGACCTGAATACAGAGGTAATTGAAAGAACAGTGTGGAGATATTATGCACCATATTACACAAGCGGAACTGCAAACTACAGAGAAATAACTGGCGAATCTTTACCAGATGCAATCGAAAAAAGATTCGATCAGATAATAAAAGATTATGATCTCAGTGGTGTGGCGGGCTTAAAGTTAAAGCATGTTAAATTGCAAAAAGAAAATGGGTATGCAAGTTTAACCATAGATTTTATACCACTTGGAAAACTGGGAGCAGAGCTTCCGGAAGAAACAAAGGTGATAAAAATTGAATGGGTTACAGACGATGAGTTCCAAGGAGAATATACTTTTACTTTGAACAAATAAAAGGATGGCGGAGCCATAAGCTCCGCCGTTTGGGGTTAAGGAGTAAATAAAACATGGCAAAAGTTGTTAAAAAATGTGTTGTTTGTGGGAAAAAGTTTTATTGCGAATCATCACGTAACATTGTGACATGTTCGAGAGAATGTCGGTTGATACATTTGAGTCAAACACATAAGGGATTAAAGAGATCTGAAGAAAGCAAACGTAGAATGTCAGAAGCAAGACTCAAAAATCCGCGTAACATGGAAATACAGAGAAAAGCAACAGAAGCTGCAAAGAAAAGCCCAAAATCAGGGCGATTTGAAACAAACAGGGCGGCGATAGATTGGCATTTAGTAAGCCCAGAGGGAGAACACTTTTATATCCATTCGCTGTCTTTTTGGCTTAGAGAAAACGGTAATAAGTATTTTGGAGTAGAGCCTGACACAAAGCAATTTTTTAATATAATTGCTGGATTGAGTCGCGTCAAAAGATCCGTACTTGGAATACTACCGGAAGGACAACGTCCAGGATATAGTTATAAAGGGTGGCATGTAATCCCAACAGATTATGACAAGAAAAATAAAAGTAGTATTAGATGATAAATAAGCGGGAATAACTAAAAAGCATTCCCGCTTATTTTGAAAGCAAAATATTTATACTACTACTAAATTAAAGTTACCGACAGGACGGTGTAAGTTAGTAGTATAAAAATCACAAAAAAATAATACGGACATTTCTCTCATGATCCACGCGGATCTCACGAATGATAGAGCGCCAGAGTTCCCGCTTTTCCGGAATGGAAAGGGAAACATAGATATTTTCAAAGTCCGTTTTTAAAAAGTTTTTCAGGTAGGACAGATCTTTCATGGGCTGGGAATCGTCCGATTTTATCTTATCCAATTGCTGCATAAGTTTTTCCCGGTCAACTTTAAATTCATCCATCGTTATAAGATCATTCAAATACAACTCTTTTAATTTCTGCATTTTATGTTCCAGGTTCCTGCGTTTGGAATCCGTGCGCATTGCCGGACGGTTGGCTACTTCGTATTCTGTAATATAATTTTCCAGTTCTGGCCGGATACGTGCAAGCAGAATTTTTTCTAATGTAGATTCGAGCATGACCTTATGGTTTGGGCACCGGTGCAAGGTGATCCATTGTCTGCACCGATAGGAGTTGTATTTATATACCACACGAGTACCATCAGCAAGTATACGAGCGGAATTACGCTGCTGGCATCCGCTCATGGTGTGCTCACATTCATCACAGACAACCAGCCCACTAAAAATATAATCATGTTTTTTCCCCGACTTGATATTGATTTTAAGGAGCCGTTGTACATCGTCAAAAAGATCACGGTCAATGATTGCCGGGCAATAGTTCTTATTTGTCCGGAATTCCCCGATATATTTTGTATTTGTAAGCATATTTTTTAAACTGGCAGAGGACCGGATAAGCCCGAATTCGGTTTCCATATACCGAAGAGTCATGGCTAGATTGCCGTTGGATCGGTAATATTCAAAGATGGCGGCAGCAGTTGGTGCATCATCATCCGGGACAAGGTGCTTGTTTTCAATCCGGTAACCAAGTGGAGTTGATCCGGATAAGACCTCACTGTTATCCACCTTATCGTCAAACACGCTTAGGATTCGATCAGAGTCGTTCTGCGCTTCCAGCTCTGCCCAGATCATCGAGTTGTTTACAAATGCGCGGCCGTGTGGGGTGGAAGTGTCGAAGTAAGGTTGCTCTGTGGCAGTCCAGGATACTCCATTTTTATCAAGCACGTCTTGCGTGTTAAGATAATGCCGGAGATTTCGAAACCAGCGATCCAGCCGGGTAAATATAATAAGATCAATACTACCGGCACGGACATCATTCATCAGACGCTGGAAATCATCCCTTTTTACTTTCTGTCCGGAAATACCATCATCCACATAGGTATCTGCAAGAATCATGTTTTCATGGTTTTCTATGTATTTCTGCCCGGTGGCCAGCTGATCCCGTACAGAGTCACCGTCCTGTGCCTGTTGGTCCGTAGACACGCGGATGTAAATAGCTACCCGGAGCAGCAGTTTATCATTTAGTTTAGCTGTTTGTCGTTTCATTCTATCAACTCCAATCTAAAAAATGGTATAAAAAATAAAACCAATGCAAAAAGCACGGTTTTATGATAGAATGATTATTGTGAGGACATTCTACCATGCTTTTTGCAAAAGTATGAATGAAGGTTCAAAAGGCGGTTCCCATTGCAGTGGGGATCGTCTTTTTTACCATAAAATAACTTTAACGATAAAATAGATCAGTCCGATGACAATTGCACCCCAGAAAACAAGCTGTAATAATCCCCACAAAATCTGGAAAAAAGCACCGATTGCACTGAATACACTGATATGTTCATCATTATGTTGTGCATTATCATCCACAAGATCGGAGACACCAACGGTTGTCCGGTCATATACGGCATTGTATGTAGCTTTCTTTGGATCGTTGATTACACCCATTCCCTTTTTACCGTATAGCGGATCAACAGAACTTTTCACCTGACGCTTTATCTTTCCGGTAGTTCTTGCGCTGATGCTTTTCTTAACGCTTGGTTTGCGTACACCGTATTTCATAAATAAAATCAACTCCATTCATTATTTTGGTCAAAATATCGCATCCTTATAGGTATCTCATATTTATGATAAGGAGGTACCTATGGAAATATTGGTATGGAATGCAAGAAATAAAAAAGGCTGTACATTAAAACAACTTGCAAAGCTGTCCGGAATACCGAAGTCCACAATCAATAATATTGAAAACGGATTGACCAGTCCGACAATATTACAGTTAGAAAAACTGGCCAAAGCACTTGATGTCAGGATCAATGATCTATTCGAGTCTGATTACAAATAATTTTACCACGGAGAAGATACAAAGGGCAGCAGTGGAAAAAATTTCCAAGATTCTGGAAATAAAATCAATATCCACCATATGTATGTAAATCAGTGGTAAAATGCAAACAGAAAAGAGGTGTTTATTATGGATTATAAAAAAGCAATCTCTGAATTGATCGGGAAGATACATAACGATCAAACGCTCAAACGGATATACCGTTTCGTACTCTATCTTTACACTCACGAGGGCTGACAGGCAACTGTCAGCCTTTTGTATTGTCCTTTTCCGGATCATCGTCTTTATAAAACTCAAATGCCTTGCGCATCAGGCGCTGCATTGCCTCCACGTCATCTTCGCTAAGCGTCAGCATGAATTTAAAAAGATTCTTTCGTGCGTCCGTCTCACTTGCAATGATCTGGTCAATCTGTTCCTTGAAATCATCATCTGCATCCAGGAACATATCCCCTTCTCCAGTAGTCAACCATATATAGTCAACATGGAATTCACGGCATATTGCTTTTGTCATTTGTTTGGTAAGATTGTTCTCATCTTTTTCCAATTTGGATATAGCTGTTTTACCAACTCCAAGCTTGCCACCGAACTTTTCAAGGGTAAGATTAAGAGCTTTTCGCACTTCTCTGATCCGTTCGCCTTGTGTCACGCTATCACCTTCTTTCTGTGGCTTTTCTAAAGCATAACACGAGAAAAACAAAAAATCAATACAAAAAGTCCATTAAAGGCACAAAAATATATTGACAAAGTAGTTTTAAAGGGATTATTATGTAGCCACAAGGGGCAAACAAAGCACACAGAAAGGGGCGAGAGATAAATCTGAAATGACAGATAAAAAAGAAAAGAGGGATTCCGAAGAATCCCCAATTGAAAAAGAACGTGTTGACGAACTTGTCAATGAATGGTGCCGTCTGTACCGAGAGATTTTTCAAGCATCGCATGATACTCACGAAGAATCTGAATTGTAGTTTGCGCAGAGATTGAGGCAATGATTTGAAGTTGTTCACCTTTTGATGAAAATTCAGGGTGTTTATCGGTCATTTTAGTAGTTGCGTCTACTGCACTATTTACAGAACGTCTCAATAATTCATTGAAATCAATTTCAATTTTCATAGTTTTCCACCTCCTTCCTGTATGAGATTGTTGGCACTTTTAATTATAGGAAGAGAGTAGTGGGATGGCAAGGAGAACGACAGCACAGGGAAAGGAGAAAAAAGATGGCAAAGAAAAATGAATTTTGTGTAAATGATAAAAAGCGTGGAAGTTGTTGGGGTGAAGTTAAGACATGGGAAGACATCAAGAAAATGACTGACAACACAAATATCCAGAAAATTGAAACAAAAATGATGGGCGTGCTTGATGACTGGAATGGCAAGAAATACGCATGGATCAGAAATGACAACATAAACCAAAACTATTTTATTGAGATATAGAAATCAGAGGGAGGCGAAAGAATATGACGAGAAATGAAAAAAAGGAAAAAATCGAGAGAATGGCCACGGATTTTGTGAATTTTGACAATCCGGAAGGAAAGTCGTTTGCGATCATGCTCATGTCTGCATATGCAGAGGGCATTGCTGCCGGGAAAGAAGAGGAGCGCAGAAAACATAAGGATGCGGTTGTTGCATAGGGAGGAGAATGCAGATGGGAGAAAAAAATATCAAACGACTTTATGAGACATTGGCCAGAATTCTTTCCAAGCGCGAAAACGTGAAGATTACAGTTAATGTCTCAAAGAAGGAAAAGGCAGCATGAGGACAAAAAAAGAGCGGCCATGGGGATGGCCGCAAGCGTTTCTGCCAGAGACAGAAAAACTAAAAAATGTTTTGTCTATACAAACTATAACAGATCTGACACAGAAATGCAATAGAAAAAAGCAATAAAAACCCCGAAAAAACAAGGGCTTTGAAGTCCTTGGGCGGGCTTGTAATAGATAGTAACAAGTCCACGAAAGTATATAAGGAGGAAGGTGTCAGATGGCAAGGCGAAAAGGGATGCAGTATATCCCATATGACTATGAAGCAGCATATGCAAGCAGTATAGAGCTGATGCATGAGTGGTTTGTGGAAAATATGTTAAACATGCATAAGCACAGAAAGAAAGTTGTGTATGCATTAAAGGAGATCACAGCCGGGGAGCAGTTTGAAATTGAGATTTATCCACAGTTTAAAAGTATGGATGATGTACCGCGGGAAGGGCGCAGGATCGTAAAGGATAACAGCAAAGCACAGAGAAACCTAAACGATAAAAATGCGCGGAAGTACGTGGAGCGTCTAATAAACGAGAATTTTGACAACCGGGATATCTGGATCACTCTGACATATGACAATGAACATCTGCCACCGGACGGGGATATAGATGCAGCAATCAAAAATGTACAGAATTATATCCGCAGGATTAACTACCAGAGGAAAAAGAGAGGTTTGCCAAATGCAAAGTATGTTTATGTAACAGCATATAATCCGGATGCTGAAATCCGCTGGCATCATCATGTGGTTATGGATGGTGCGCTTGATATGGAAACGGTGGAAGCCTGTTGGCAGCAGTCAAGCCGGAATGAGGTAAGACATCTACAGAAGGATGAGAATGGGCTTTCAGGGATTGCAAATTACATTGTGGAGGAAAAGAACCGTATCCGGTCGGAAAAACGCTGGAACAGTTCGCAGGGATTGCGTGATCCGCGCATCAGGGTGGTACATTCCAAGCGTCCGGCATCCGGGGGAAGTTACAAAAAGATCGGATCATTCGTGGACGGGATGGTTAAAGACAGGGATTCCATACCGGAAGTGTTGGCAAAATGGTATCCGGATATGGATTTTACACATGCGGAAGTTTACTATAACGAGTTTAACTGCATGTTTTACATACACGCGAGAATGAGAAAAAGGAGGCATGACGAATGAAATTTGACTGGAAGCCAGAGTCCAAGGCCAGATATTTTAAAAAAGCAGAGGCAGCAGTTAAAGAGGCAGGATATGAAGATATCCTGATTGTGGACAGAGACAAGTTTGCAGTCGTGAAAAACAGGGCAAAGGTGTATTTCCGGCCGCTGAAAAGGGAAGGGAACACACGAAGGTATCAGGAGGCGAAAAGGAACATAGAAGGGATTGCTGATAATTCTGTATGCCGGAATGGATTTGGAATGAAACAGAAAATGGTATTTATACATCCGCATATGTTGATGGATTTAGAAAAGAGAGACCAGTAACAGGAAGGAGAACAAATGAAATACATGAAAAGAAGTGAGGACACCGAGCAGATGTCCGTTGTGTCTTGGGCGCGCTGGAATGTGCAGCAGTATCCGGAACTGAAATGGCTGTACCATGTGCCAAACGGTGGGAGTAGGAACAGAGCAGAGGCGGCAAAGTTTAAGCAGATGGGGGTAAAGGCTGGGGTAGCGGATCTGTGTCTGCCATACCCAAAAGGCGCGTATTGCGGACTCTGGATCGAGATGAAGTATGGACGGAACACACAGCAGGAGACACAGAAGGAATTTTTGGCAGACATGGCAGCAGCAGGACATTTTGTTGCAACGTGCTATTCCGCAAGGGAAGCGTGTGAAGTGATCGAAGAGTACTGTAAACTGCCAGCGTTTGGAGAAGATGATTGTATTTACCGGAATCTGCACGAATATCAGACCTGTGAGCAGGCAGAGCAGGAGTTTAAGCGCAATATGATGTCTTTTGCAAATAACAGCATCCTGAAAGATGGAAAGATTCTGAAAGGAAAGAAAGAATGACCTTGGAAGAGCAGTGCAATGTGTTGGAAAGTGCGGACATGTTGCGGATCGTAAAAGGGAATATGGATCTGTTTGTCGGATATTTAGCCGCATTTACTCCGCGCATTGCAAACCACCAGAATACCATATACGAGACACACAAAGATGATCCGGTGATCCGGTTCCGGGCAGTACCGGAAGTGACACACAGGAAGTGGAAAGAAAAAAGCCTGATGCAGCCATTGCAGCCGGAAGAGACACCAGACTATAAGTTTGAGGATATGCAGGTGAAGCTGTATTACACAATATACATCTAAACTTTGAATAACATGAAAATAAACAGGCAGGAGGAAAACGGAATGAAGATTATTGCAGTAATGTCCCCAAAAGGGGGAATCGGAAAGACAACAACATCTGATTCAATGGCCTATATTTTGGGCGAGGAATACAAGAAAAAAGTGTTGGTGCTGGACGGTGATCCACAGGGAGATACATCTAAGACGTTCGGGGTGTATGAGCCGGATGGAACAGGAATGAGTGAACTGTTGGAGAAGCATGAGACAGTTGGCGGTACATACCGGACAAATGATCTGATCCGGACAACCCAATACGATCACATTGATATAGTCCCAGCAAATGGATATCTGATGAAAACAGACATGAACCTGCTGATGAAAACGGATGAGAACCAGGTATTGCGGTTGCGTGATGCATTACAGGAAGTAGCAGACGCATACGATTATTGTATTTGCGATTGTGGTCGTTTGTTGGATATGGTGGTAATTAACATCATCCTTGCATCAGATCTGATTATTGCGCCGGTGAAGGTGGGTGGATTTGAAATTGGAGCACTCCAATTTCTGGATGAGCAGATTGAGGATTTAAAAGACATCAATCCGGATTTGCGAATCAAGGCACTTATGACGATGCGGCAGAAAAATAAAACATCACTGGAAGTGGAAGAATGGCTGCGGAAGGAATCGGGATTTGATATGTTCGGAACAGTAATTCGCAGATCCATTATTGCAGAAAAGGCAACTACGGCACTGGTGCCGGTCCCGGTATTTGCCAAAAAAGGGATTGTAACACAGGACTATCGTGCAGCAGTTGCAGAGCTGGTATGTGAGATGGAGGGATAAAATGGCTACAGGATTTAGTGTTAAAGATGCACTGAATAAACAGAGCAAAGCGGGATTAGATGAATCACCGCGAGCACGGTTTAGAACAAAGGATATAAGCATATTTAAAATGTACCGGAACGAAATGAATTTTTACAGTATTGAACAGATTGAGGAATTGGCAAGCGATATCCTTATGTATGGATTAAAGCAGAATCTGGAACTGGTATATGCACCGTGCGAAAAAGGAGAATACCGGATAGTAGCCGGGGAAAGACGGTGGGAAGCACTTAAGTACCTGGTATCCAAGGGATATAAAGAATTTGAGCTTGCAACCAGCAAACTGACAACACCACAGGACAGTGATGAGGAATTGGTCGAGCTGATTATTGCAAATGCATATCGGACAAAAACAGTATCAGACATGCTACAGGAAGAACAAAAACTGAAAGAATGTTTGGAGCGCATGAAAGCGGAAGGAAAGAAACTGAAAGGGTATGATCTGCAGTCTGGTCGTTTGCGTGATGTAATTGCTGCAAAATTGAGCATGAGCAAAACGAAGATAGCACAGATTGAGGCTATAAATAATAATTTGATTCCGGAATGGAAAGAAGAACTGGAAAATGAAAGAATTACATTTTCTGCCGCTTACGAACTTAGCGGAATGCAGGAAGATACACAGAGGGCAGCACTGGAACAGAAAGAAGAATCCGGAGAGCTTACGCACAAAGATGTAAAAGAAATGAAGAATGGAAAGCCGGAGCAGCAGTTGGAAACAGGAACGGTGTCACAATCTGACACAGAAGAAAAGCCGGAGCAGATGGAGATTAGAGACAAGGATATGAATATGGGTGAGTATCAGACACCGCATCCGGAAGGAATTACATCTATCTGTTATTCCTGCACAGAGTACGAGACATGCAACGTAAAAACGAGCACATGTACCTCATGCGACCAGCACAAGAACCGTAAGGAAGCATATAAGACCGAAGGGCAGAAGTACGAGGAAGAACAGGCGGCTATTGACCGTGATACAAGGAAAAAACTGCGTGATATGGCAGATGCGCAGCAAATGGAGCAATTACCGTCAGATGTGCAGCAGTCGCGGGTGCATCAGATCCGGAGCGCATACCAGAATTTTACCGCGGTATTATCGGGAGAAAAACCGTTTGAGCTGTGCAGAGATTGCGGTTACGAAGCAGGGGATATCCTTGAAATGCTGGAATATCAGGGGGGATTGTACACGGAAAGAAAAATCCGGTGCCACATTCTGTATGTGCAGAGAGAGTATACAGGGCTGGAGGATGGATACTGCATAGTAGGAATTCTGCCTATGGGAAAAGAGGAAGAGGAAGGAGAAAAAAATGAATAAAGTGATACTGATGGGACGGCTTGTGAGAGATTCGGACGTGAAATATACAGAAATGAATAACTCACAGGAACGTACATGTGTAGCAAGGTATACGCTTGCAGTGAACAGGAGAACGGGAAAAGACGGGCAGCAGTCAGCTGATTTTATTAACTGCGTGGCTTTTGGAAAAGCTGGGGAATTTGCAGAAAAATTTTTGAAAAAGGGGGTAAAGGTGTTAATTACAGGGCACATCCAGACAGGATCGTACAACAATAAAGATGGGAAGAGAGTATATACAACGGATGTAGTGGTTGAAGAACAGGAATTTGCAGAAAGCAAAAGGACGGAAGGGGGACAGCAGCAGGAACCATCAGCCGGATCAGCTGGGGATGGGTTTATGAACATTCCGGATGGAGTAGACGAAGAGATGCCATTTAATTAAGGGCAGACAAGAAAAAAACCGGATGCGGGAGTATCTTGATACGTCTGGGGGAGATCGTCTAAAAAATGCGGTCGCATGCAAGTATTGCGTAAGGCAGAAAGGAGAATTGCAATGAAAGAAAGGACACCGCAGGAAAACGTGCAGCAGTATTGTAGAAATGTTCGGGAAGAAATAGAACATTGGAAAGATATAAACCAGAATGGTTGCAATGATCCGTTCTGGTCTGATGGTTGCAACATGAACCTGACGCGGAACCATATTATTTATGCACAGGAGCAGATCCGGAAAATATGCAAAGAAAATAACATTCCATTTCCAGAGGAATGCTATTTATCAGTACCACCAAAAGCAGATATTAACTATATGGCACATTTGAAGCAAAAGGAACGTGTAGAACGGATATTCCATTGCGGAGGCTTGCCAGTAAAGCTGAAATACAAATATGAAGAGCAGCAGTTGAGCTTGTTTTAAGGAGGAAATGCTATGACATTGGAAGAACTTTTGAAAAATTACGGTGGCAATGCAGGTGTATCCATAGATGGGTACTGTGAGGACAGTTTTAATGAATGTTTACTAGATATGAAGTTCTGGGGAAAAATAAAGCACAAAAACGTGAAAACGTGGAATGTCATAGGAGGAGGCAGTCATCCGGTAGAATTAACAATTGAGCTTGAAAAACCACAAGAATATGCAATAACTGACAGGAGTGGAGATTACATCTGTAAAGGCTCATACATTGTAAACGGAGAACGGTATAAGGTCCTTAACAGCAGTAAGCAAAATTCCAAGGTGAGGGTTTTTAAGAGTAGAGAAGCAGCAGAAAGCGAAATAGAACGAATGCGGGGGAGATATGTTAATACAAGCGACTTAAGCGTATGCAGGATTTATAGGGAGGAATAGAAATGCAAGGGCAAATGGATATGTTTAATCCACCAGATATGCACATAGTAAATGTGTGTGGTGAATTAAGAGAAGCACCTAGCTGGATGCATTACAAACGGTGTGAGAACTGTTCTGCATGGGAAATGCTTGAAAATAATAAGCAACCACCAGAAGGATGGGGGATATATGGATGGTGTAAGGAAACCATCCAAAGAAGTCAGGCAACTTCCTATTGCATGAAATTTGAGGATAAAAATGATTGGAGGCAATGCAATGATTAACGGAGAACTGATCGTTGACAACTTCGCCGGTGGCGGTGGGGCTTCCACCGGGATAGAACTGGCAACCGGATATAGTGTGGATATTGCGATCAACCATGACCCGGAAGCTATCCGGATGCACAAATCTAATCATCCTAATACGAAACATTACTGCGAAAACGTTTGGGCGGTAGACCCAATTAAGGCTTGCAAAGGACACCCTGTAGCACTTGCCTGGTTCTCCCCGGACTGTAAGCATTTCAGCAAAGCAAAGGGCGGCAAGCCAAAGGACAAGAATATCAGAGGTCTTGCATGGGTAGCCTGCCGATGGGCGGGACTTGTCAGACCAAGAGTAATCATGTTGGAGAATGTGGAGGAATTTAAGACATGGGGACCATTGAACCGGAAGCATCATCCAATCAAGAGAAAACAGGGAGAGACGTTTAGAAAGTTCGTGCAACAGCTTACCGATTTAGGATATGAGGTGCAATTTAAAGAGTTGGTAGCAGCGGATTACGGCGCGCCGACTATGCGCAAGAGATTCTTTATGATCGCGCGGTGCGACAGCAGGTCAATTGTCTGGCCAGAGCCAACACACGCACCGGCAGACAGTGAAGCTGTCAAAGCAGGACTTCTCAAACCGTATGTTGGAGCATATACACAGTTGGATTTCTCCTTGCCGTGTCCTAGCATCTTTGATAGCTCGGAAGAAATAAAGGAAAAATACGGTATCCGCGCGGTACGCCCACTGGCACAGAAAACAATGGATAGGATTGCAAGAGGACTAAAGAAATTTGTGTTGGAAAATCCAGAGCCGTTTATTATCCAATGCAATCATGGTGGAGAACGTAGACCGAACGATATCAGAGAGCCGATGCCTACTATTACCGGGAAACACGGGTATGGAATTGTAGAACCGTATATGGTACAGATCGGACAGACCGGATTTGCAAAAGACCGGAGCAAGGATATACGGGAACCACTCACGACTATAGTGAGCAAAAATGAACATTGCTTAATAAGTCCAACACTGATCCAGTATCATTCCGAGACGGCGCAGGGAGAAGTCCGGGGACAGGGAATTGACGATCCACTCATGACTGTTGATGGCTCAAACAGGTACGGTCTTGTCACATCGTTTTTACATAAGTATTACGATGGAGGATATACGGGAGCTGGAGAGTCATTAGAAAATCCACTCCCGACCGTAACGGCGATAGATCATAACAGTGTATGCGCTGCGACACTCATCCAGATGAATAACCATTGTGACGGCAGGAACATTGCCGAACCGATACCGACCATAACGGCGGGAGATGGACACTTTGGAGAAGTCAGAGCATTTCTGATTAAATATTATGGGGATGCAACTGGACAGGACATAGAGAAACCATTAGATACCGTGACCACAAAAGACAGATTCGGACTTGTGACGATTGAGGGTGTAGATTACCGGATTGTGGACATAGGATTGAGGATGTTGGAACCGAAAGAGCTGTACGGATGCCAAGGCTTTCCGGATGATTACATAATAGATCACGACTATACCGGGAAAAAGTATCCCAGAAGTGAGCAGGTGCGCAGATGCGGAAATGCAGTTTGTCCGCCAATTCCTGCCGCGCTGGCAAAAGCAAATTTACCAGAGTTGTGCGTAGCAAAGCGCACAGGAAACATGAGGATTGCGCAGGAACAGACCGGACAGCTTAGGTTTGCTTAGATTTTGGAAAATTATGGTAGGAAATTTAAAAAGGATGATTAAAAATGAATAGAAGAAAAGCCAAAAAGCGAAAGAATAACACATATCTTTTATGCAGTCAGTATATTTACATTAAGCCAAGTGAATGGAATAGGGTAAAAAATAAAAGTAAGCTGATAAAACGTAGATTTTTGATGGGAAAATTAGACAATGAAAGAAACAAAAACAATATGGCTGGACGAGACGGATTTAAAACGAATCTTAACTGAAAAATTTAAAACCGATGAAAACAGCATCAGTTTTGAACTGATAGATCCAGATGGATATGGGATACACGTAGAAGCAAAAATTGAAAATGTCCGGGAAAAAGAATAAATGCAGAGAATATTAAAAAGGCGGTGAAGCAGATGGCGATTAAACAAATTTTATTTAACACAGAGATGGTTCGGGCGACTCTGGACGGACGGAAAAGTTGTGCCAGACGGCTTGTAAAATTCTTTTCAGGAGAAAATCCATGGTGGACTGGATATATTAAAGATGGACTTATGTTGTATAACGGAAAAAATGAGCCGTGTATCAGAAAAGCACCATATCAACCAGGCGATACCCTGTATGTCAGAGAAACATGGAAAAAGGCTCCGAATGGATACTATTACTACGAAGATTGGCAAAGAAATGATATTGCAGATATTACAAAA